CCTAACACTGCACTTGCCGTTTTAAGAGGATTGGCTTTTGCAAAATTAACTATTGATCCTAAAACACTTTGTTTAGGCGCTTGAGCAGCGACAGCTCGCGTAAGAGCACCTGTGCTTCCCGGTGCTAATCCAGAGCCTGCAGCTCCAAGAGTCTGTCCCGGCACAGATTTTCCTAGTAATCCACCTAGACCTTGTCCAGCCTGTAACCCACCAAATCTACTTAATGCTCCACCTGTTAATCCAGATAATGCTGCAAATTTAAGTGCATCTCTTGGGCTTTTACCTGCAACTAAACTACCTAAACCTCCACCTAAAGCAGAACCTAATACAGGTCCACCAGCTAGAAATCCTAGTCCTGCACCGATAATTGGGGCTGCTTTCTTTGCAGCTTTAAATATTTTTTTTAGCATGCTCTCCTTCTGCAAATCATGATTGTTTTAGTGCAAGGAGGCTGGCCTTGTAAATTAAGCCTATTTAATTGTATATTTATAGGCAAATTATTGCTATATGACAATAGAAAAAGAATGAGGTGCTCCCATGGAGGAAATTAAAAAAGAAATTAAATTACAATTCGACGCTATTAGACCTTTTGGTCCTACCGTTGTTAGAGGCAAAGTGCCTAGTTTTATATTAGACACAGTCAATCAAAAATGTGATGAGTTACTAGGTGATCCTAAGTTAGCTAAAGAGTGGGATTGGTCTCCTAATTTAGCTGGCAATGTAAAACAAGAAGTGCGCTTACCACCTGAGTGGATTGACAAAGATGGACAGCAATTAGTTTTTTTAATTGGTGAGATGGTAAAACAATACCTAAGCATACCACCAGCTAGTGAAACTTTACAAGCTGAGAAAATAGACAAAATGGTAATTGAATCAATGTGGTGTGTGAGCCAGTGGGCAGGAGACTTTAATCCCGCACATATGCACGACGGTGATTTATCTGGTGTTTTCTACACCAAAATGCCAAAGAGCATAGACAAAGAAAGAAAAGCAGAAGATCACTATCCAAGTGTTGGTGACATACTTTTTATGTGTGGAGATCCTAAAACATTTAGTGGACACAAACTTCAACATCCACCTGAAGTAGGAGACATATTTTTATTTCCATCTTGGCTTACTCATATGGTTTATCCATTTAGAACTCCAAACGAAGAAAGAAGATCAGTATCTTTTAATTTACGCTTAGTGCCAAAAGATGCAAAATTTGAAGAAAAATAATGCAACATAACAAAAACACGGAATTTGTCATGTACGTGGATAATTTTTTATCAATTGAAACTTTAGAGTCATTACAAGAAACTTTTTTAAATATTAATTACACAGAAGTTAAAAACCCAGAGGGTCAAATATATGGTTACAGACACACATTTCCACATAGTTTCCACACTGATCCTTTACTAAAATTAATAAAGGATTATTTTTTTCCAAATAGGGATCTTAAACCTATTTCAGTAAGTGCGCATAAAAGACAAAACAATAAAGAACCTTTGTTTCATGTTGATGTGGAAAAAGATAACGTCGCAAATTTTTTATTATTTGTAAAAGGTAATCCATTATTAAATAATGGAACAGGTTTTATGACTGGTAAATCTTTATCTTCTCACATTGGTTTTATAGAAAATAGAGCCTTATTTTTTAATGGAAGTAAAATACCTCACTCGGATTTACAATCTTTTGGAGACAGCTCTGAAAGATACACTCTTAATATTTTTTATAATGAATATTAATAAAGTTCCAATGGTCCGTGTGACGTGGTTAGATGCTCGTGACACAGAAACAGGGTGGTTGCCTATAAAAGATATAATTAATGCACCCTTAGCCGTGTGCCAAGAAGTTGGATACATGGTTGTAAATAACGATGACAAAATTGTGATTATGCGATCATGGTGTATAGATAAAGATGATAATCACGGTGGTGGTGCAATAGCTATACCAAGAGGATGGGTCAGAAAGATAGAGTATTTAAAAACTGAATATGCAACAAGATAATTTACCAGACATACATATTTTAGAAGGTGGAGTTGGCAAACATTTACAATTTACTTCGTTACTAGACGATCTGACTGTTTTAAAAAAAATTTGTATCATGTCAGGTTGGCCAGAACTTTTTAAACATGACAAACGAGTTGCTCTTTCTACACCTCTGCACATACTACCTCTGCATGACCATACACATACTTTTTTTAATAATTATTGGAATGTTTTTTACAATGAACCATACAAATCTAATTTTTTAAAAGGCGATTGTCACATCATTGATTATTGGCGACAAATGTATGACTTGCCAGACAATGATGACAAAAGACCTAATTTTTCTATCAATGAAAGAAGAGAAAAAGAACTAGAAAAAGACATAATGAAGTTAGGTAAATTTATTTTAGTGCAGTTTACAGGTGGACAAGCTGCAAAGATGGAAAACTATGACTCAGAAAATCATGGGAGAAACTATAATCAAGGACAAGAAGTTGTAAATTTATTAAGGGAGGCATTACCAGGTGTAAACATAATTGTTTTTGGTCATGACAATGAGCAAGAGCCTTTATTAAACACTATGGCTTTTAATAACTTTGGTGGCAATCCAAAGTTTGTGGACAAAATAGATTTTATGATACTCGCTAAATATTGTGTATCATTTATATCGATTGATAGTTCACTACAACACATGTGTTCAAATAAACCGTTTAACAAAAAAGGTGTTGTTCTTTGGGGCACCTCAAAACCAGAAATGTTTGGTTATACTCAAAACAAAAATTTAATCTCTGATTATCCATATTGTGTAGAAATAGATCCAAAAAAAATAGTGGATGAATTTTTAAACCAGGAGATGTCATGAAAAAAATTTTTATAGGCACTCCTTGTTATGGCGGTATGATAACAGCGGATTATTTCAAAAGTTGTATGCAACTTGTAGCTTTAGCTGCTACAAAAAAAATAGAATTACAGTTTGGAACAATTGGAAATGAATCACTAATAACTAGAGCTAGAAATACTCTAGTGCAATTGTTTATGGATGGTAATTATACTCATCTTTTATTTATAGATTCCGATTTAGCTTTTAATCCAGAGGCAGTGATAAGAATGCTTGATTACGACAAAGATGTTGTTACGGGTATATATCCTAGAAAAACTATTGATTGGATTAAAGTAAAGAAAAGATTAAAAGAAAAACCAGATATGCCTGAAGACGAGCTTTTGGCAGCATCATTACAATATAATCTTAATGTAAAAGATCCTCATAACATATTATTAGATAAAGGGTTCATAGAAGTTATGGATGGACCGACTGGTTTTATGTTGATTAAAAGAGAGGTATTTGTAAGAATGGCAAAGGTTTACCCAGAGTTAAAATTTATACCAGATCAACACATTAATCAATCTCATGATAAAGAATTTGATTATCATCAAACATCTGATTGGAACTATACTTTTTTTGATACAATGATAGAACCAAAAACCAAAAGATATTTATCAGAGGACTACGCTTTTTGTCGTTTGTGGCAAAACATGGGTGGCAAAATATATGCAGATATAGTGAGCGGTATGACTCATTACGGAAACTATGCATTTAGGGGTAACGTGGCAACTCAATTTAAAGGCACTAAATGAATTACGAATATGCATCTGAAAACATAATTATTTGTAAAAATTTTTTACCAGACACGATGCTACAAAAAATTAAAATAGATTTAATGAACAACAGGGGTAATTTTGGAATTCCTAATTGGACAGATAGAGCTGTAAATTTATTTAACAGTAAATGTGGAGGTTTAGACTACTGGATAACAGAAGAAGAAATAAGAGATGGTAAAGTTGCTGCAAATAATGATTCGATATTAGAATTAAATGAGTGGTTTTATCATCCAGGATTTGTTACCTTTATTAATAATTACGGTAGGTTAAACGTGTTTAAGTTTTTAGAACAAAAGAAAATAACACATAAAATACACGTAATATCTTACAATAACGGTGGGTATTACAATTGGCATCAAGATTCAGAATTTTATACATTTAATTTAATTTTAAACGAAGGCGATGAACTTTCTGGTGGTGACATGTTATTTATGGATGAAGGTAGAACTATAAAAATACCAAATCAAAATAATATAATGGTTGTTTTTCCAACATATATTCATCATGCGATAACACCAATTAAATCTAAAAGTGGTAAAGACGTGCCATTCCCACAACAAAGATTTAGTATACAATATTGGACAGATTTAAAATATGGGAATTATTAAAATACTCGACGACGTAGCGCCACCAGAAATTTTTGCGTTGGTGACTAAAGAAGTACAGAGCGGTATTTGGAGTTTTACAACAAGATCTGACGATTCAGACAATAACGTAAATTTTGGAGCGGCAGATCACGTAAACAAAATTAATAATTTAATAAAAGAAAAAAGATTTAACGAAGCAAATGTAATTTATAATCTTTGGAACACAATTAATGCTAAAGTTAAGGTAGAAGAAAATTATAAAAATGTTTTAGATAGAGTTTTTTTCAACGCAAACTATCCTTTAAGTGAACAGACTGTTCATCAAGACGATACTGCTACATTTTCAAAAAATATTACTATTGTCTATTTTGCTCATGACAGATGGGACACAAGTTGGGGTGGAGAGATTTTATTATATGACTTTGCTAAAACTCGAATTCTGGATGGTGCTCCACCGTTACCTAATAGATTAGTAATTTTCCCTTCTTATCTGCCCCACAGAGGTGTTCAAGTATCAAGAATGTGTCCGATTATGAGAGTATCCATTGCATTTCAATGCAAATTCGATAATACTATTTAAATTATGAAACTAGTAGATCTTAAATTTAAACCAGGCGTAGACAAACAAGATACTGCCTATTCTGCTGGTGATCAACGTAAATATGTGGATTCTGACTTTGTAAGATTTCACTATGGTAAGCCAGAAAGATGGGGTGGATGGGTTAATTTGCCTAATCCAAACGTTACGGTGGTTGGTGCCGTTAGGGATACACACTCTTGGATAGGCTTAGATGGTACAAGATATTTGGCTCTAGGCTCCGATAGAAAACTATATATTTTTTCTGAGGGTAAAGTTTATGACATTACACCTATAAGAAGAACTGCTAGTCTTACAAATCCTTTTGCTACATCAAGTGGGTCTTCTACGGTAACAGTAACCGACAATGGTCATCTAGCTGAGGTCGGTGCATTCGTTACTTTTGATAATGGCTCTGCTACAAACGTGGTAGATGGTATAGATTTTAATGCTGAGTTTGAAATTTTAACTGTGCCAACTAGCAATACCTATACAATAAATGCTGGAACAAACGCATCCGGCACCACAGCAGCAGGTGGTGGTTCAACAGATGCAAGCTATCAAATAAATCCTGGTCCAACATCTTCTACATATGGATATGGTTGGGGCACTGAAACGTGGTCAGCTAGCACTTGGGATACACCTAGATCATCATCAAATGTTGTAATATCAGCAAGAAACTGGTCACTTGATAATTTCGGTGAGGATTTAATTGCAACAGTTTTAAATGGCGGTACGTTTATTTGGGATACGTCAGGAGGTCTAGCCGCAAGAGCCACAGCGTTATCCAATGCTCCTACGGCATCTAGATTTAGCCTTGTTTCTACAGATACAAGACATTTATTAATATTCGGAACCGAGACAACAATTGGTAATACAGCTACACAAGATGATTTACTATTTAGGTTTTCAGATAGAGAGGATGCAACAGATTACACTCCTGTTGCTACAAACGAAGCTGGATCTTTGAGAATTACTGATGGGTCTAGAATTGTTGGCGCTGTTAAATCTACAGGTCAGATACTAGTTTGGACGGACACATCATTACATGGTATTCAATTTGTTGGTACACCTTTTACATTTGGTCTTAGACAACTGGGTGCTAACGCAGGCTTGATAGCTCAACATGCAGCCATAGAAGTAAATGGTAAAGCATATTGGATGTCTGATGACGCATTCTATCTTTTTGATGGTGTTGTCAAAAAAATGCCATGTTCGGTGCAAGACTATGTCTTTGATGATATTAGTTACACAAACAAAAATGATATAGCTGTTGGCTTAAATACAGCTTTTAATGAAATAATTTGGTACTACCCATCTTCAAATGCAACACAAATAGATAGAGCAGTCGCTTATAACTATCTTGAAGGAACTTGGTATACAATAAATTTAGCTAGAACTACTTGGCTCGGTGCTTATGTTTATGAAAAACCAATAGCCACAGAATATAATGCATCTGCAACTGCTAATGCCACAAGCATACTAGGATTAACTGCAGGAGCATCCTCCATATTTGAACACGAGTCTGGTAATAATCAAGCAGATGGATCAGCGATTACAGCGTTTTTAGAAACAGGGTCTGTTGAAATAGCGGACGGAGATCAATTAATGTCGGTAAGTAAATTAGTGCCAGATTTTGACAATCTAACGAACACAATGACGGCACAATTAACTTTAGAGCAATACCCTCAGTCTGCAGCTAACGTAACAACCAGTGGCACAATAACTAGCACGACAGAAAAAATTAGTGTAAGAGGTAGAGGTAGGGCTGTTAAAATTAGATACACGACAAACAGTGTAGATGATACGCCTTGGAGACTTGGTTCACAGAAGCTGCAAATAAGACCTGATGGAAGAAGATAATGGCTAAAATAAATATAACTAGATTACCAAACGCTACAGAAGAATATGATGCAAGTCAGTTTGACCAAATGATAAGATTATTAGAACAAATAGTTTTCTTACTTAATACAAACTTTCAACAAGATTTAAGAGAAGAATCAGAATCGGAGACATTTTTCCTTGGCTAATACATTTAAAAGCGCAATGGTTGATCTTACATCTACAGATCTTACAACCATATTAACGGTGCCAACAGCTAATCCTGGTGCTACACCACCTGTGCAGCCAACAACTGACGTTGTAAAATCTATTTTAATTTGCAACGATTCAGGAAACACAACATTAGTGGATTTAGAAGTTCTTAGATCATCTGCAACATTTGAATTATTTAAAGCTAAAAGTGTCGCTACAAATACTACTACAGAATTGTTATCTCAACCTCTTGTCTTACAAGAATCTGATATATTAAAAGCACAGGCTAACGCTGCAAACCAAGTTCACATAATTGTAAGTTTTATGGAGGTTACAAAAGGTCAACTGTAAGGAGAAAAAGAATGGATTTACAATCATTATTTATTACACCTGTCATGATGACAGAAATTAAAGGCCATGGTCATTTAATAGATAGATTATACGAAATAAAAGCTAAAGACGAAAAAGGCATGCCAAGATCAAATATCGGAGGTTGGCACAGTAATGATGAGCTTTACAAAGATGAAGAATTTAAAAGCACGGTTGGAGACATACTTTTAAAAGCTAAAGAATGTTTTAACCATTTAGATGTTCAAGACAAGTATGTGCCTGAAATGACTGGGCTATGGGGCATGATCAATCCACCGGGATCAAGAAATAATGTGCACACACATCCTTATAATTACTTGTCTGGAGTATACTATCTAAAAGTGCCTCAAAAAAGCGGTAATTTAGTGTTTCTAGAGCCTAAACCACAAGCTGAGGTACTATCACCTCCAAAAAAGAAAAACGCCTCTGTACATATTGCACACACCGTAGATTTTGAACCAAAAGAAAATTCATTGATTTTTTTCCCATCATGGTTACAACATGAGGTGAAAATAAATAGTTCTAATGAAGATAGAGTTATTTTAAGTTTTAACATAAATTGGAGAGAAAATGCCGATAATTGAACCCGCAGAACAAATAGGAACAGTAACTTTAGAAGACGGAAGAACAATTCCTAGATATAAAGTTAAAACTGAAACTACATTAACTAATATGGACACTGGTCAAGAATATGAATCAGAAGAGGCTATGCAAGCTGACATAGATGATCCAAACACTTCTACAACTGCTGAAAAAATTAGAAGAGATGTTAAAGTATTTGCACCATCATTAAAGGATATGTTAGGTCAAACACCAAAAGAGTAGTGTCAAAAGTTTTTGTAGTAGAAGATTTTTTTCCAATTAAGTTATACGATGAAATTATACAACTTATAATTAACGCTGAGTATAGTCCTCCCTCTAAAGAACGTATCGAAGCGCATCAAGGAACATACTGGCATTCACACACTTTACCTAACAATTGTGATATTCAAATAGAAATAAAAAAATTGATAAAAGAAAAATTTTATTTTGATATATCAAAATTTATTGAGACTACATATACGATGGTTGGGGCCGCTGATAAACCAAGACCTCATGTTGATTTAGAATTAGGATGTACTCATCAATGTTTAATTTATATGCACGGTCCTGAATCTGTTAACAATGGGACTGGTTTTTACAAAGATGGCGAATTAGATATACACGTTGGTTTTAAATCTAATAGAGCTATCTTTTTTTCATCTGATGTTTTTCATACCCCTCTTCAGTGGAATGGCAACGGATCATTTAGATATTCAGTATGTAATTTTTTTACGTAGATTTTTTACATTCACAGTCATCAGAACAGTGATTTGAATTATCTTTTTTGTGTCGTTCAAAATCTCTTTCCATAGCTATTAGTCTTTCATGGTAATTACTCACCTTATCTGCAAGGTAAGCAATGGCTTTGTTTATTTCTTCGTTTTCCATATTTTCTCCTGTGATTGTTAATTTTGGTGAGAACCTAATGTAAGCATATTTTTATGTTCTGCAATAGTATTTTTTAAAATTGTTTTCTTGACAACTAAACTATGGTATATATGCGACAAAAGAATGATCAGTAAAACTATTGTAAGTGGTAGAATTATAAAAAAATATAAAATTCCCTTAGATCAAATAGAACAATTAAACAAAAAATACGATGATAACAAACACTCTTTAGAAAGCAAAGGTGCAAAATTAGCTGGCAGGTTAGACAGTGAGTTAGAGTCTACAAAAATTATTCAATCTCTACCTATTTTTGAAACAATAAAAAAATGCATGAATGAGTATATGATTTCATTGAATCATTTTTCACTTTCTCCTAAACCAATTAATAATTTAAAAATTATAACAATGTGGATTAACGACATGCAACCACATGAATATAATCCTATCCACACACATCATGATGGAACAGGATGGTCAACTGTTATGTTTTTAAAAGTTCCTAACTTTATAGATGATACGAAACATAAACACAAGTTTAGGGATGGTGCACTTGGTTTTGTTTTTCCAAATAATGAAACTAGGTTTTATGAACCCGAAGTTGGTGATTTTTATATTTTTGAAGCATCACATCAACATTTTGTATCTCCTTACAAAACAAATGATGAAGATCCAACAAGAAGATCTATGTCTTTAAATTTTATTGTAGATGACAATTAACATTTTAAAACATGCGATATTTACAGAAGAAATTTATTCTTTTGATATGCCAAATTTTGACTTTTGGAAAAAAGAAATTAATGAAATTGTTAAAGTAGAGGACCATGCTGTTCACAAACATTCTACAGATTTAAAGTTTTTATCTAATGTACATGCAAGAAGAACAGCTTGGGACACACATTTAAAGTATCCTTCCATGTTAAATATGTCAGAAGAATTTATAAAAATAATTGAATCATTTGTAAAATCAGAAAACTTTGACATACCGAATATAAAATTAACAAATCTTTGGATTAATTGGTATGCGAAAAATCAAATGGCCATGCCACACTGTCACAACAATCATTTTTCGTTAGTTTTATTTGTAGACGTTGAAAAATCTAACACGTCTTTTTTAATAAACAAAGAATATAAAAAATGTTTTTTAATAAAAAAACATGATACTAATACTTTTAATAATTCAATCGTAGAAATAAAAGTAAAAGATGGAACATGTATAATGTTTGATGGTGGTCTTCATCACTCAACTACGCCTAACCTTACAGATAATAGAAGAATAACTTTAGCAGCTAATTTTGAAGTAAATTATCCTATTTTAAAAGAGCATGTTTACTAATAAGAAAATAACATTTTGTGCAGTAGATGAAACGATGGTTGATATATGGCCGCATCCACAACCAGCATCTAGATTTATACCAGATGAGTATAAGAAATTTGAAAAGTTTGCTTTTGGTGAGGAGTCAAGGGCTACAATAAAAGCTTGCATACCTTTTTTAGATTCCATGACAGCAGGTTATATTCTACCCTTTGATCAAGATTACATAATAAGTCCTGCTGGAGATGAATTTAATATTTTACCAGCAAACATGAATGATAAAGATGTTGATTTTCATAGTAATTATCAATTTCCTAAATCATGGAAAGGTTTTATGAAAGGACAAAAAAATGCTGGTAAGTTTATAAACAAATGGCTTATTAAAACACCACCAGGTTATAGCTGTTTATTTGTAAAACCCTTAAATAGATTTGAAAGTAGATTTGAAGTTTTATCTGGAGTCGTGGATACAGATGTTTACGTCGATACGATAAATTTTCCTTTTATTTTAAATAAAACAGATAAATCATTTAGAATAAAAAAAGGTGAAGCAATGATTCAAGTAATACCTTTTAAAAGAGAGTCGTGGAAAAAATGGTCTGGTTTTTATTTAGAGAAGCTACATGTAAAAACACACAACATGATTAAAAGCTCATGGGTTGATAAGTACAAAAAAATGTTTTGGAATAAAAAAAGTTACAAATGAAAATATTTGCAAATATAGACGATCAAGCAATAGTTTTAGAAGATTTTTTATCAGAAGATTTATTTAAAAAAGTTTCAAACTTCGATTATGAAAGTGATAAATTTGTAAAAAAAACTAACTTTGATGATTGGGATAAAGAATTATATCTCGATAGTCATGAGAATATTACCATGAAAAAGGTAGAGCGAATAGATGAAAACTTAGCATGTTTAAGTAAAGGAGAGTACTCAAATGTCAAAGATGATATGTTCAAAGATGTTTTACAAACTGTTGTAGATTGTCCTTTTATGCCTTTTATTGAGAACTCTACTATGCATGTTACATACTATAAATACGAAAAATATGCTGGCATAAATTGGCATGATGATCACGTGTACACATTAAATTATTCCTTATATATTCACAAAGAATGGGATAGAGATTGGGGAGGAGAAACTTTGATAGATACGAACAGGGGTATGCCTTTATGTGTAACACCAAGACCAAACTCTTTAGTTGCAATTAAAAATAATATCCTACATAAAGTTTGCGCTGTTACTGGACCAGAAGAAAGAAAAGTTTTACAGATACGTGGTATATTTCACGAATAATTAGAATCGTAGTCAATCCAAGTTTTACCCTCTGCATTGGTTGTGCCATTATTAGCATCATCCGCTACAGCTTTTGCATAATCGGTTTTTGCTTGTTCTATTTGACCTTTTCTAGTTTCGCCCCAATTCAATAAGTCTTGAACAGTTACTGAATTACCTACAGTGCTACTTGTTGATGATAAAGATGTATTACCAGTCATCATTGAAGTTGATGGATCTTTTCTTTGAACCTCATCTTGTCCCGGTGCAGTGTTGTAAATTACGTAATGAATGTCATTTCCAATATCTGGAAAAGAATTACCTTTATCAGCCCAATTAATGTGATAACCACCATCTGCTCCTGATTGATCTATGACTATGTGGTCTCCATAACTAATTATTATTTCAGTCGCCATGATATCTCCTAATGTTTAATAATGTAATTAACAATTACGAAAGGTGAAAAAGAGTTAGTTCCTGAAGCAGTAACAGCTCCAGTTAAAGTAGTTGTAATATTACCAGTTAATGTTCCAGATAAAGTATGAGAGTGGTTGTGACCAGTTCCACTACCTGTGTTTCTAACTGCGGCTGGTATGGTAGTGCTTGGGTTTCTGTTACCAGAGAATGGGATAAAACATGCTTCTGTTGTACCAGAATTGTACATATCATGAGAATGCGAAGCTAATTGTGCAGTTGTCAAAGAAGTATTTGAAATACTACCAGTAATAGTCACAGATTGGTTTGTAGAGTTTGTTGCAGCTTGGTTATTAGTTACAGCAACAGTAACTGTATTTGCACCACCTGTGCCTGCTAAACTTGTAGTTCCACTTTTACCTTGAGGAAACTTACCTTGAAGATCTGGAACATTAAAAGTTGTTGAACTGTCACCTGCTCCATAAGTAGTAGAAATTACAGCAAATAAATCTGCATAAGTAGTTCTTGATACAGCTGAACCATCACATAAAAGATAACCTGCAGGAGCTGTAGCTTTACCCCAAGGTTTGATTGTTCCTACTTCACTTCTATTCGTAATATCTTGTAAGTTAGCCATAATTAATCGTTATACTTTAATCTCCAACCATTGTCACTGTCATTGTACACCAACGCAAAGCCAGATCCACTAGTTGATACTGTTAAATTTGCTTCAGATCCCTGAATTTTGTGACTGTTTCTATTTACAGTCAGATTGTGAGTTGCAAAAGTTCCTTCTGCATCTATAAATTTTACTTGATCACCAATAGCTGCAGAGCTTGGTAAAGTTATTGCCACTGCTCCACCTGATGTATCAACAAAAATATTATCTCCTGCTGATGCAGTATAGTCTGATGTTTTTTTAATCCATGTCTCGCCTAGACCAGCTAGCGTGAAAATATCATACCAGTTAGTTCCGTCTGTAGAAACTAATCTGTATTTACCATTTGAAATTGTTAAAGTGTTGCCAGTGGCACCTAATCTTGCAGTGATGTCAGCGCCACCAGAAATGTTATTATAAAGTCCGTAAGTTTTTTGTGTGGTTGGAAACTGAACTATGTGAGTTGTAGAAATAGTTCCAGAAAAAA